TTGCTCAGTACAACCATATGTATGAGCAACCCACCAAAGCAGAGGAACTTCTTAACTTATTGCAAAAAGGTGTTGAAACAAAGGATAAGTGGGATGAGTATCAAAAAGAGATACAACCATTCAGAGACTTTCAAAACAGGATAAAAGAAGCTAAACTCTTTGCTCATCCTGAAAACAGAGAAACATATAGGTGGGTAAAAGGAAAAGATCCTAAAACTTTAGAACGTATAATAAATGGAGAGGCTATTTTAGCCGATGATGATGCAGTAAAAGACATAATTCATGAACAGAAAAGTAATGCACATCTAGAAGAAACCAATGCTGCAGCTGCAGAACTTAGAAGGAATGGAGACTTTGCTACTGCTGATGAAATAGATCAAGTAGGTGTTTATAAAGATAGTCAAGGTAGAGGTTTCATAGAATCTCAAAGAGAATATTATAGAAGTGTTAGTACATTAAAAGAGGATTTTCCTCAATACTGGGGGATAGCAGCTCATACTCTAGAAGTTATAGTTGGAACTGATGATGAAGGTAATCCTATTTTTAAGACTTTTAATAATGCAAGACATCCTGGAGAAGCTAGAGCTATAGGTGATGCTATCCTACTACATTATTTGTGGGGTCATCAAGATCTTATTCGTGGCAGAATGGGTAGATTTAAAAGACATTTTGCTATGCCTATTAATGATCAATTAGACGGATTAATGGCAGACAAGCTTAAATCATTAGGTCAGATATCTGAAAAGGTTGCTAAAGAAAACCGTGCTCAAGATATAAAAGATAGATTACAAGTTAATCCTAATTACCTTATAGATCATATTAATTTAAATGTAGGTGCATATGATGGATCCTATAAAGAAGCTAAATTACAAACTGCTCTAGATGTAGCACGTTATGCTTCTACTGGTGTGTTTGATAGGGCAACTGTTGAGAAAGCACTCAATACTCCCTTTGAAGCACATGATGGTAGTATACAAACAATCGATAAGTATTGGAAAAAAGAAGCTGGTATAATGATGGCAGCTGTCGGTAAGTATGAAACAGAACAAGCTAATCTTATTGAAGCTAGACATCAAGGTGCAATTGATGCTGATGCATCTAGAATATTAGAAGAGTTACGTGGTCGAAAAACTCCTCCTACAATGGATGAAGTTAAAGAAATACAAGCTAACTTTCTGAGTAGACATCAGTTAAGAGTTGAGCAATTACCAGAAGAATTAAAGAGTATTTATACTAAAGGTACAGTAGCTGATTTTGAATTAGATTGGGAACTTGGTAAGAGAGTTGCTAATGGTGAAACAATTACAGCAACTGATCTTGATGGTATAGAGAGCGCAGAATTGAAAGCAAAGTGGACTAAAGCTTTAGGAATAGGAGTTGATAAGGATGGTAGAGATGGCTTCATTAAAGCTGCTGTAAATCAAAAGACACAAGAGTTAGATTTAAATACAGCTAAGACTATTAAATGGAGAGCTTATGAATCTAATGCTACTAGTGCTTTCAATAATGCATACAATCAGGCTATTAAAACAGGCACTCATGAAGAGGCTATGGCAGCTGGTAGAGCAGCTGTTTTAGAAGGTTTAAAACTTGAGTCAGATAATGATACACCTTGGGCTAGATACGGTGCTGATGTACAACCTACAAATGTAAAACAAGATATGGCTCAAGCTAAGGTTAACTTAGGTAAAGATCCAAGCTTAATTAATAGTGATCAACTTATGATTGGTGAAAAAATAGCTATTAAAGAATCTATTGATTATATCAATGGTAAGAAAAGTAACCTTCCTGTCTATTATAGAAACCTTCAAGGTAATATCAAAAGGTTACCTGATGGATCTGCAGGTACTGGTAGAAGAATAATGAGATGGAGATTATTACAATTAGGAATTATAAAAGAATCTGATTTTAATAAACCTAGATTACGTATACCTGAAGATAAATTACCACCAGAATACCAACAACTTTTAAGAAAACCATCACCTTCTAAAACTTATAGGGTTACATCTGATGTCGATACACATGGTATCAAGTTGATAGATCCTGCAAGATTTAGTAGTTATGATAAAGATGTAGATGTTGAAGAAGAAGGCTTAAGAGAACTAAGGTCAAAAGCTCAAGTTTCTCAACAATATGCTTTAATAGATAGTTCATATAGAACTTTAGTTAATATACCTAAAGAATTAAATGATGAGTTCACAGCTCAAGTAGGGGAATTACCACCATTTCTTCATTTAGATAATTTACAGCCCGAAGTTGCTAAGGCATTCGTGGCTGATGTACTAATGGCATAAACATGACAGATTCTTATTTAGAAATTGATACTGATGCTCTGATTGAAGAGGGTAATGCTATCCTTGAACAGGTAGAAGTAGAAGAACGCAAAAATAAAGCTGAAGCACAGAATCTGCAAGAAGCACAGACTGAAGAAACACAAGCTTTAGCAGAACAAAAAGATCCAAGAGAAGCTGATCAGTGGGGATTTAAAGCATTAGTTAAAGAAGGTCAATCAATCTTATCAGGCGGTTTACAAGATACCGCCTCTTCTATTGCTACCTTTCCAGAGCGTACAGCAGATGCCTTAACAGGTGAGATGCAACGTGAGAAAAAAGAGGAAGGTGAATATAGACCCGATTGGGATCCTTTTACTGACTATGATAATCCAATAATAACTAAAACATGGTGGGGTAAATTAGCTAGAGGTGTTGTACACTTCGGTTCACTAGCCGCTGCTATTATACCTGCAGCTAAACTTACTGCCGCTAGAATGGGTATTACTACAGCTGGTACTATATTTGCTAATAGTATGGTACGAGCCGCTGGTGTTGGTGCTGTATCAGATGTCATCTCTAAGGAGTCTGATGGACACAATGCACTAGGCTCCTTAAGAAAGCAATACGGCTTTATAGATACACCTATATCTACAAAAGATACCGATCACCCTGTAATGATGAAGTTTAAAAACGTCGTTGAAGGTATGGGTATTGGTACTGTCTTTGATGGTGCTGCATACTTAATAGGTAAGGGTAGTAAAAGAGCTGTAAAACAGATTACAGATAGAAATCAAAGTATTAAAAAGCAAGATATAGAAAAAGGTATCTCTGAACTTAGAAGAGGAGATCAGGAATTTCGTGCTTCTAAGAATAGACCAGTAGCTGATTCTACTCAAGGTGCTCATATATCTGAACAAACACCTTATGAAGCTTGGGAAACACAGAAGAGAATACGTACTGAATGGGGAGCTGAAGATGGATCTACAGGTTCAGTAACAACTCCTGTACAACGTGAACGTATAGCAAGAGAAGGTGATGTTAGTGAAGCTACAGCTGAAAGTATTCTAAGAAGTTTATATAGTAATGATAAATTTCAACAAGTAGTTCAAGCAGCTAAACGTAGTAGAAAGACTTTACTTGAAGTATTTGGTGACTCAATCATGGCTCACCAGCGTATCACTCAAGGTAGAAATGCAGCTGAAATGACTGCTGATGAATATCTATCTGAGTTATTCAAATCTAAAGATACTTATGAAGTAACTAACGCTGCTGGTGAAGTAGTAGATACTATTGAAACATTTACTAGTAAGAACATAGTTGTTGCTGATTTAACTGTAGGTACTTTATTACATCAAATAAGAGATACAGGTATTGCTGGTAGAGAACTAGCTGATATCGCAGATCTTGGTGATATAGATGGACCTGCAGCACAAGTTGTAGATACATTATTGACTGCATTACAAGAAACAAAGAAAGCTAGAATTATCAAATCAGATAACTTCAGACAGATAGGAGCTGGTAAACAAAGAGAATTCTTAGAGTCAACATTAACTCAAGAGATGGCAGATACAAGGGAGTCTATTATGTCTATCCTTAAAATTGCCAAAGATGATGCTGATGAGAACTTAATGAATGCTTTGTTTGAAACGTTCTCTTCTATGAAAACAGTTAATAGTCTTGATGATTTTGATAATTGGGCTAGAAAGATGATCAAAGGTGGTAGAATAGATCCTAATGGACCTGATAGAACTGGTGCTTTGATCAGAGAATTAGAAGGTATGTTTATTCATAGCGTCCTTACTGGTCCTAAGACGCCTGCTAGAGCTATTATAGGTACTAGTACAGCAACATTCTTAAGACCATTAGCTACAACGTTAGGAGCTACAATGAGATATCCTTTCACAGGTGACTCTGCTACTATACGTGCTGGATTAGCATCATTAAATGCTATGATGGAAGCTATCCCAGAATCATTTGAGTTATTTAAAACTAAACTTAACTCATATTGGAGTGGTGATGTGTCTACAATGAAGTCACGTTATTACGAATTTACTAGAGATGATGATAACTGGGAAGTATTAAGACGTTGGGCTGAAGATACTGGTAGAGCTACAGATGGAGATAGAGCTGCATTTGCTATGGCAAATATGGCTAGAAACATGAATAATAATAACTTCTTCACATACTCTACTAAGATTATGGCTGCTACTGATGATGCCTTTGGGTATATCTTAGGTAGAGCTAAAGCTAGAGAAAAGGCTATGCGTAATGTTCTAGATATACAATCTGCAGGTGGTAAAACTCCTGAGATTACTAGAGAATTAATGCAAGCTTATGAACAAGATTTCCATTCTCAAATATTTGATGGTAATGGAGATATAATTGATGAAGCAACTAAGTTTGCACGTAAAGAAGTAACTTTAACTCAAGAACTAACTGGATTTGCAAAAGGATTGAATGATGTATTTACTGCTAACCCATGGGCCAAGCCTTTCTTTTTGTTTGCAAGAACTGGTGTCAATGGCATTAGCTTAACAGCTAAACATACACCTGGATTCAACTTCTTAGTTAAAGAGTTTAATGAAATAGCATTCGCTAGACCTGACAATCTAACTGATGTTGCTAAGTATGGTATCACTACACCTGAAGAACTAATCAATGCTAAGGCATTACAAATAGGTCGTTTAGGTATAGGATCTGCTTTAGTTAGTATGGCATCATGGGCATGGATGAGAGGTGATATGACAGGCAATGGTCCTACTGATAGACAGAAACGTCAGGTATGGCTTGATGCTGGTTATTTACCTAGGCATGTAAAATTAGGTGGAGTATGGATAGGTTATGATTCAATAGAACCATTTAACCAAATTATGTCTATTATTGCTGATGTAGGTGATAATAGTCAGTTAATGGGAGAAGAGTGGACTGAAAAAGAATTACTTAAAACATCACTTGTAATTGCTCAAGGTATAGCTAGTAAATCATATCTATCTGGTATGCAACAATTTGTTGATTTATTTGCTGGTCGTCCTGGTCAAGCAGAACGAATTGCAGCAGGTTTATTAAATAATCAGGTACCTTTAGCAGGATTAAGGAATGATCTTGGTAAGTTATTTACCCCATATACAAGAGAATTAGGTTCTGGAATAGATCAAGCATTACGTAATAGAAACTTAATAACCGAAAATCTACCTGGTGAACAGTTGCCTATTAAATATGATATGTTAAATGGTAGACCTGTTAAGGATCATGATTTCTTAACTAGAGCCTTTAATGTATTCAGTCCTATTCAGTTAAATTTAGATCAAAGTCCTGGTAGAAAATTATTATTTGATAGTGGTTATGATCTTAGATTATCTACATACTTCTCTCCTAATGGAGATAACTTACAAGATTCTCCTATCATTAGATCTATGTACCAGAAAGCTATAGGTGATCAAAACCTAGAACATAAATTAAATAAATTAGCTGTAAATGAAAGAATACAATCTTCTATAGATCAGATGAATGCTGATATAAGAGGAGGTAAACGTGGAGATTTTGAAACAAGTGATTACTATCATAATCGTAAGATTGATGCTATATTCCAAGAAGCTAGACGTAAAGCTTGGGCTAGTATTATGAGAGATCCACGAATACAATTAATTATAAAAGAACAAAAAGAAGCAAAACGTCAGAGATATAAAAAACAGCAATCAACAACTGGCCTTCTAGTACCGTATCGATAAATGGCAGTAGAAAAAATATATACAACGGATAATGATGATACTACTTATGATATCACATTTCCCTTTATAACTTCATCAGATGTAAAAGTTTCACTTGCAGGAGTTACAAAATCTACTCCTTCAGATTATACTATTAGTGGTACAGTAGTTACTTTTGGAACTGCTCCTGCTAATAATTTAGAATTACGTCTCTATCGGAATACAAATATAGATAATCCTATAGCTGAATATACTGCTGGATCTTCTATTAAAGCTTCTGACTTAAATGAAAATCATAAGCAATTAAGATATAAAATTGAAGAAGTAGGTACTGTAGTAGCTAATGACGAAGGCTTAGGATTAGTTGCAGGTAGTAAAGGTGATATCCATGTTAATACTGCAACTGATTGGTATATTAGAGATGGTGTAGTTGAAAATAGTATGTTAGCTGATTTTACTTTAGGAAGTAGTAAATTAGCTGCAGACTGTATTAACGCAACTAAAATAGCTGATAATTCTATTGATTCAGAACACTATGTAGATGGTAGTATAGATACTGCTCATATAGGTAACTTACAGGTAACAGCAGCGAAGATAGCAGATGCAACTATTACTTCAGCTAAACTTACTGCTGCAGCTAAAGCAGATATAATGAATCCTGTAGGAACTGTTATATGGTTTGCTGGATCTACTGCTCCAACTGGTTATTTAAAATGTAATGGAGATAGTATACCTAATGGTAGTGGTACTGTACAAAGTATCTCAAGTGATTTCAGTACTTTATAT